AACGGTTGCAATATTACCACCTAAACTAATTACCTCTAAACACTCGTCAAAATTACTTTCTGACTTACTGAATGTTAACTTATAATTAGTGCCGAAATAACGTTTGAAAACATTAATATTTTTGGTGTAATCGTAAAATAAAAGATTCGAATATGTTGAGCTAAGAAAATTTATTCCAGTATACCTTTGTAATAAGTCTAAATGATCTATGTCAGATGTCCCATTTAACCGGATGGCGATTTGTTCAAATGTCCCGTTTAATAAGTCTGTAGCTTTATTGTGTATGCGCAAAATTTCATTTGCAAGCTGAATATAAAAAGCTTTGCGATTATATGCCCAAAATTTAGCCTTATTAATGCGCGACAATTGCACATTTGAAAACCTGCCACGTCCTGCGCTATACAAGCAAGCTTTTTTACAGCCTTCGCTGGCCATTGGGCAAAGGTTATGCGTTCCAATAATATCAGATGGGGCAAGGTAAAGAATAAAGGTAGTTAGTTCATTCTTTGCAGTTTTACTGTTTGTTGATCCCTCAGAAAGTAAATTTTTTACAGGCTTGTAAGATGGCTGAATTGCTGTTTTAGTTTGTTGCATGATGTTGTTTTTTGTAGTGTTATAAATTAAATAATATTCCATGCGCTAAGGTTAAAAAGAATAATACCGGCGAAAATTGCGATAATGGCGAAAATTGCTTTCATGATGTTGTGTTTTTTGTTTGTGTTAATATTTATACAAATATAGTATAGTATATCAATATAATATCAATGATGTAAAAATATATTTAAATATTTATTTTAATAATATATAAGTAAATAAATATCAATGAATTATATTAATTGTGTTTATTTTTGATTACATGAAAAGAAAAGGATTCTATATTAAAAAGGCTGAAAACGGTCTTTACTTGAATATATTTAAAGCTGACTTTATTGAATACATTAATGATCAGTCAGGCGATTGGATAAAGTTTAAGATATTTGAAAAGCAGGATGATCCGAAAGGCTTTACTCACAATATGGAAATAATACAGCAAAAAGAAAAGCCTACAAATATTGTAGACTAATTGAAAATCAATACAAGTCCGCATATCTTTATTCAAGATAATTCAACTATGACAAACGAAAAACTGGATAAGCTAATTGAGAAACGAAATTGGGGTGGGGCAAGAAAAAACGCAGGTAGACCTAAAAGGATGGAAGAAGATCAGATTATTGAGAAGCTTCACCCAATGGCAACCACAGCATTTGCAAAACTACATGAGAAGATCAAAGAAGGCGACATGAAGGCAATACAGCTATTCTGTGCGTACTATATTGGCTTACCAACCCAAAAGATTGAGTCAAAGATTGAAGGCAACCTAAACCAGATCGCAATAGAGATCATCAAGCCTAACATACTGCTCCAGGACAATAGAACAGTACAAATAGATGACAAGACGGCAGAATAAATATACATTATAACTATCTATATTTATAATGTATTGATATATAACTATTTATCGCTCTACTTAACATAATATTAGTTATAAGGTAACCAACTTTTTGCACTGTATTGGCAAGGTAGACGGCAAGGCCATGCCACGATGAGGGGGACTTAAAGGATTTTTTTTTGGGGCCAGGCCATATAAAGACAAATTTCTGACAACCGCCTACACAACCTTCATAAAATTGCCATATACGATGACCCCCTTTTCGCCCATAGTTTTCAGTTCGCAAACTGCAAACCAAATTTTTTTTTATTTTTTAAACTTACCTTTGGTTGACCCAACTATGACTCAAATAAAACTAAAACAATGAACGCCACTCTCCAAACCAACAAAATTTACGAAATCCTGCAAGAAAGTGACAAACGCATCTCAGTCATGCAAGGCGGATCAAGGTCAGGCAAGACGTACAACATACTTATCTGGTTCATTGTGAAGTTGCTTCAAGAAAACAACAAGACTCTCACAATAGTAAGGCAATCGCTTCCATCCATTAAGGGTTCTGTTCTCAGAGACTTTGTGGACATATTAACAAAACTTAACATATATTCAGAGGACAACCACAACAAGACTGAGCAGATATACAGCCTTAATGGCAATACGATTGAGTTTGTGAGTGCAGATCAGCCACAGAAAATAAGGGGTAGGGCAAGGACATACTTATTCTGCAATGAGGCAAATGAATTATCTTATGAGGCTTGGATGCAGTTGATCATGCGTACCGAGGGTAAGATAGTGATTGACTACAACCCATCTGATGTGGCAAGTTGGATTTATGACTCTGTCATTCCAAGGGATGATGCCGACTTCAACATTACTACCTTTCGCGATAACCCATTTCTACCAAAAGAACTGGTTGACGAATTAGAAAGATTGAAGGATGCTGATCCTAACTACTGGCAGATTTACGGCCTTGGTGAACGTGGATTGAGCCAAGATTTGATATATACGCATTATAGGACTACGGCAGAAATGCCAGAGGATGGTGAGGTAGTGTATGGTCTTGACTTTGGGTTCAACGTGCCAAGTGCATTGGTTAAGGTTATGTTTGTTGAGGGTGCTGCTTATGCCCAAGAATTGCTGTATGAGACCAGGTTGACAACAAATGATTTGGTGGATAGGCTAAAGGTTCTTAATATTGACCCGTACGATGAGATATTTTGCGATGCAGCAGAGCCAAAGACAATTGAGGAGTTGGTAAGGAATGGGTTTAATGCCAAGCACGCAAACAAAGATGTGACGGAGGGAATTAGGACTATAAAAGGCACTCCCTTGTTTATTCAGCAAGATAGTGTAAATTTACTAAAGGAATTGAAGAATTATCGGTGGAAAACCGATAGAAATGGGAATAAACTTGATTCACCCGTAAAGTTTGGTGACCACATACTTGATGCCCTAAGATATAGCATTTTTAGCAAGTTAACAATCCCTAAGATAACTTGGGGAGCAATATAAAAAAAATGGGTCTATTTGATATTTTTGGTAAGAAGAAGGGGTTGAGTCCAAAGCAGAATGTTCCTCCTTCCTTTCAAGGTGTTAATGGTGCGGTCTTACAACAATACAATCAAGAGTCTTATGTGATGGATGGCTACCTCGGCAATGCTGATGTGTATGCCATTGTCAGCTTTCTTGCACGAAAGTCGGCGAGCATCCCTTGGTATGTGTACCGACTCAATAATGGTGAGAAAGCCAGAACATCCTTGATGCGTTACAAGCAACTCTCTCGTGGATTGCAAGCAGGTCAAGGTGCATACGAGCAAGCCATCATGGCGAGGAAAAACGCTTACTCCGAGAACGTAGTGATGGACACTCCTCTTTCTAAACTCTTGGAAAGACCCAACCCATCGCAAGCACAAGATCAATTCCTTGAGAACCTAATTGGGTATCATTTCCTATCTGGCGAGGGTAACATCTACGGCAACACCGGAATATCAGGCACTAAGGTGTTGGAGATGTTCGTTCTTCCAACACAGTTCCTTGACATCTACCCAGACCCAAATGACCTGTATGGCATCCTTGGGTATAAGCTAATGGTTGACCAAGGCATTGACATAGAGAAAAGTAGGGTGTGCCAATGGAAAACATGGAACCCAGACTTCAACTCAAGCACAAGGTCACATCTTAGAGGTCTATCACCCCTAAGAGCATCTTACAAGACTCTGCGAATGTCAAACGCTGCTGCTGATGCATCTGCGATGATGGCTTTCAATGGTGGAGCAAAAGGTGCATTAACTCCAAAAGTTGTAGGTTCAATCTCTGCTCAACCATCAATGGAACAAGCCAACCTTATTAAGAGGAAGCTTAACGATGATGTGAATGGTACACAAAACAAAGGAAGGATTGATGTACTTCAAACACCTTGGGACTACCTAAACTTTGGTTTGAGTAGTGTTGACATGGAGTTGGTAAAGACAATGCAAATGTCAATGCACCAATGGTGTAGGGTATTTGGTTTGCCTGCTGTGTTGTTTGATACAGACACATCAAGCTACAACAACTACCAGAACGCGATGCGTGACCTTGTTACAAACACAATTGTGCCAAAGTTGTGCCAATTGAGGGATGAGTTGAACAAATGGTTGGTTCCTCAATTTGGTGAGGATTTGTATATAGATTTTGATATTACGGCACTCCCAGAGATGCAACAAGACATGGAGAGGATGACCCGTTCACTTCGTGATGCAAACTGGTTGACCTTTGATGAGAAGCGCGTAGCAATGAACTACTCTGAAAGAGAGGGTGAATTTGGGTATGCTTACGTTAATGGTGGACTTGTAAGGCTTGATCAAGTTGGGATGGATTTAACTGTACCTGATGGAACAAATAACGGCAACGACTTCGGATCAGACAATATGGTCAATGGTGATGACTCTGCATCCCAAGATGGTGTCGGAGAGGAAATGCCGAACTGAGCAAATGATGATGGCCAAACTGAGGTTGTGGCATAAAAAAAGACTTGAAGATGAACGCGAAGCAGCGAGAGCAATATTGGTTGAAAGTGGAGAGGTTGAGAAACCAACTTGATGCCAAGTACATTGCTCTTTTTGCAAATGCGATTGACAAGGACATGAAGCGGTTTATTGTGATGCTCAAAAAGAACGGGCCGGAAGCGACAAGGAGCATGATGGGTACTTATGTGTGGAATGAGGAGATGTTTACTATAATGCAGCAATTGTACAAAGAAGCTGCTATACTATTTGGCAATGCAAGTTATAGGGCGGTTGGAATAATGAGCAGAAAGGCAAGCAATCCATTTGGTTTAAATTTAGATTGGATTAATGAGATGCTTACTTTTTTAACTAAATTTGGACTGCAATTGGTTGCCAACATGACCAATACTACTAAAGTTAAAATTGACACAATTATTTCGCTTGGCATTGCGCAGGGTTTGAGTAGTGATGAGATAGCGCAATTAATAATGGAGGATGAGGAGCTTGGCTATGCTAAGATGAGGGCCACAAGGATAGCAAGGACTGAGGTGATGAGGTCAAGCAACTATGCTGCGTTTATTGGAGCAAGCAAGCATGACTTCTTGGTTGACAAGATTTGGATTGCAACAAGGGATAGCAGGACAAGAAGGATTCCAAGAGATTCTTATGATCATTGGGATATGGATGGGCAAGTGGTTGCATTTGATGAGAACTTC